TCCAAATAAAATGAAGGTCTAAGGAGATATGACATTATGTCTGATTGGAGGAGCCGAAGGCGACGACGTGGCCGCTTCCGGCGGAGTCCGGCAGGCCACCATTTGCCGAAGGCAAATGACTGGTCGCACGAAGTGCGCCTTGTCGGTGCGCAGCACCGTCACGCTATCAAAAAAAACAAGCCTTCTAGAAGGCGTACCGAAGGTGGAAGATAGTTGACTTTCACTCCGAAATATTTTAGTTTCCCGATTATTCCAACGATGCCGTGTAACTTACGTTACCTCCCTCCGTCTGAACGGAATCTTTAATGGCATCTGAGGGTTGGTGCGCGCGATTCCCACCGTCCTTCGTTCTATATAACAGGGTCTGGAGGGCCTGACAGGAACTCACTTAGCATTGTGAGTTCCTCCCGACCCCTTCTCCAGACCCCTTACGTGTCCATTTGAAACAGTGTTAGTTAATCGGAAGGACTTCTTCGTCCAGGATCTGATTGTTTAACACTATGCCTTCTATCAAAGGTACCCATTGGTCTTTCACTCTCAACTTTACTCCTCCCGTTCCTACGCTATCCTTCCCACCTTCTGTTCAATATGCCACGTGGCAACACGAATGTGTTGAACACGATCATCTTCAAGGATATGTTCAAATGAAATCTTGTGATTCTACTTTTTCACAAGTTCTTTCTTTGTTCGCGCCACTCAAACCTCACTTAGTTAGGGTTACAGTCAATAAAACAGGCCGAAAACCGTGGGAGTATGCATCGAAAGATGATACTCGTGTTGCTGGTCCGTGGACGTTCGGAATTAGGATAGATCGTGGTAGTAATAAAGGCAAGAAAATACAAGCTTGCTTAGATTCGCCAACTCGTATGCAAATAGAAGACCCTGATCTTTATCGTACGGTCTTCGCCATGGAACTTACTGCAAAGTTCATGGAAGAATTCAAACCCCCTGTCTGGGATAGGATTTGGCAAAATCAAGTTAATGATCTCCTCGTCCAAAGCCCCGACGACAGGAGTATCCTATGGTGTTACGGCTCAGTAGGTGGAGAGGGCAAAAGTACTTTTGCCAAAGGATTAATATTACGAGGCTTCGCGTATGTCGATGCCAATAAATATGCAGATATGTTCGAAATGTATCACCAGCAAGGATGTGATAAAAATATTGTAGTAGATTTCCATCGTAGTTGTGATGTAAATGCGTTCTACGGATTTCTAGAGAAAGTTAAAAATAGGGTTATTCCAAAGATGAAGTACAGAAGTCTGATTGCATTTGATGCAAATAATGTACATGTAGTAGTGATGGCTAATGTAATGCCTGACTACGATAAAATTAGCAAGGATAGAATAGTCCTTATAGAATGTGGCTTTGCCACGTCATCCAAGTTCAAGGTCAAGCCTCCCAAGAGATTGAAGATCACTCCACCTACCAATACATCTCTCGGTATAAATACAATAGATATCCACGATCTGGACCAGCACTCAAATGAAGATGTTGAATCCTAATCGATCAAGTGTATCTGGCGTTCAGTTTGGAAGATGGAATTTCGTGAAGATGGAGAAGTTCCAATCTAGCTGTTTCGATAAATTTAATTTCCAAGAAATTGTGGATCTCTACAGAGATCGATGTTGTATTATTTCCTTAGAAAACCTGTGCGATCATGCACTAGGTATTCATCTTGTTGTAATAAAAGTTCTGTTGCATTATGGTGCGCCAGAAAATACATTTGAAGGTTTTCGTTCCTTTGTCGGACGATATGATTATCGTCATTCTGATATTCAGTATTCATATTGTAACCAGAAATATTGACAACTCATTGTAATACAAATATTTCTATTCCTACAATCGGGAAACGCACACGAACGTTGGCGGTAAGTGGTTCGTGTTAAGTGTTAAATCATATAAATCATAACAACAATACATTCTAAATCACCCGAGTGCTTTATCACTCGGAATGTTCTACTGGTGGAAGATGACAATAGGGTATGAGTCATCGTGTTAATCAGACGCTACCAATTTCTAATTATCCAAATAAAATGAAGGTCTAAGGAGATATGACATTATGTCTGATTGGAGGAGCCGAAGG